GGAACAGCTCGCGTTGATCAACAAGGAATTCCGCATCGTCAGTGAAGCCATTGAGCCAATGATGCAGAATCTTGAGCGTTTGCAGAAAGGGCGGCTGCGAGTTTGGATAGAATCTCTTTGGTCAAAGGTTTGTTCTGCTGCTCACTCCATCGCTGAAGCCTTTCGATAAGCGCCTTCTCGTTAATCGAATCGTCAGATTTCAAGGTATTAACGAGCGCGATGTACGCCATCATTTGCGCAAGAATCAACTGCCGTATTTGCTCGTCAGTATCCATTTCAATCTGCATCCATCTCTAGTGTTCGATCTTCGCCAGTTTCGCTGTCAATGACTTCAACAGTCACGGATCGTCCGGTTCGGCGGATAGATTGCACCTCTACCTCGATGAACTCACCTTTGTCGTAGTCGAATACCTCGATTTCTTCTCCAGCTCTGACCTTGTTGCCCTTCTGTATTTCAACGAAAGCCCCTTTTTCGTAATCGTACCCATCCCAAGACAGCGCGCATGGTGAGGCCAATAGAAACGCCAGGGCGATATAAACGCGCATGTCAGTGGCAGTGATAGCCGCCGTTTTTGCGGTCGTGGTGGCATCCGTTATCGTCAGTTCCTCCGGAGTGCGCAAAAGCGACGACGGACAGCATGGTCAACAACAGAGCAGCGATGATTCTTTTCATGATTACCCTCCTTGGTTGATGAAATGTGAATTTATTCCTACTCCAATAACATACTGCCTTGTACTGTACGTTGCCGCCATTCAGCCATTGAAATTACGCAGCTTTGTTGTTTCTAGGCTTTGCGTTTTCGATAGCATCCCTTGCCGAGGATAGCCAAATACTACGGACCGGCGCCTCAAGTAGTGGGAAGGCATCAAGAATCAGTTGCTCTTCATCAGTTTTTGTTCTGGTCTTTACGCCTTTAGAATTCGCTATCCACCGAGCGTTGTAACCTGATAGCTCAGCGAGCTCAACAAGGTTTGACCCGTCAATGGAATTCGCACCAACTTCCATCCATTGATAGACGGCCTGCCGCGATATTCCACAGGCCATAGCAATTTTGGCTACAGATACCCCTTTTTTCTTCGCCGCCTTGATTGCTTCGGCTACTCGTTCGTTAAGTTCCATGTAATGAAACTTACATGATTGTGTGTCAAGCGTCCTTGACACGGCAATGTCAAGCATGCTTTAATTCTCCTTGTGAATACAAATCAAAACACACTCATAGACGCCCTTGGCGGAACAGGCGCGGTTGCAGTCATTTGCGATGTATCCCCACAGGCTGTTTCGCAATGGCGCACCAAGGGAATTCCGAAGCCATGGCTGATGTATTTCCGGGAGATTCGACCGGACCTGTTTTCCAAAGAAGGGCAGGAAGTCGCCGAAGACAAGCCATCCAGCCCGCCTCAGAAGTCCGAGCATCCGGAATGCGCCTCGTGCCCAGACCGCACTAAGTGCGAGAAGCGCACCGGACTGGTTGAACCGTGCGAGCTGATCCTTAAAAAACGCAAGAGTGACTGGACTGATTGACATGGCACGCCCCAAGACCGATTTCCGCAACGAGATGAAAACCCGTGTGACCGATACGGTATGGGAAGGGGTGAAGCAGTTCCAGTCGGAAAACCGGATTGATTCGGAAGCACGGGCCATTTCACAACTCCTTGAACTCGCCTTGTTCGGCACAGTTGGGAGCGTCCCGCAAATGCTCATTTCTAGCAGCCCGCAGATGGCCCAATTCGGGACGGAAACTCACGCATGAATAATGACAGAAGAATCATGGAGTTATCCCTACCTGTGCCAGAAGCAGCAGAACTCACCACCAAAGCAGCAGAAGAAGGCGTACCAACCTCGGAATACCTCGGAGTCCTAGCATTGACGGGCGCTTACGGGGTATCTCACCCGGTCGTGGTGGCCTTCCGTAATCGTCCCAAAGTGGGAATTAACGGGCCACAAACTCCGAAGGGCACAGCATGATCCTCATCTTCGGCGACGTCTTCACACAGACGAACATGCTCGTCACCGCGTGCGCTATCTGCATCGGGCTTACGGTGGTCGGCATCGCTGTTGCGCAGGAGTATTTCAAGGGTATGCCGAACATCGATCCGAACGTCGGTGAAGAGTGATGCGAACCGCCGTTTCTGAATCCAGCATCAACGCCTATTACAGCATCGTTCCGGCATTCGAGAACGGCCAGGAGTCGGCGATTCTCAACTTCATCGCCAAGCACGGCGAATCGACCATCGGCGAAATCGCTCACGCCCTAGGCATGGAGAAATCAACGGTCAGCGCACGGCAGAACTCACTGCGCAAATCCGGCCGGTTGGTCTTCGGACTGCAGCGTAAGTGCCGGCGATCCGGCGTGATGTGCAATCCGGTGAAGCTGCCGGCGGCGCAATTGGGGCTCTTTAACTGAATGGCGAAGTGCGCGGCCAGCGGCGCACAAAAGAAAACGGCCCCCGAGCGTTAGAGCGCTGTGATGGGAGCCGTTAAGTACCGAGGAAATTATGGCTGATTATTTGGAATTTCTCAAGCAGAAAGCGGTGGTCGATGTGCCGACAGGGTTGTCGGACGTTCCGCCGTTGAATCCGATGCTTTTCGACTTTCAGGCCGATCAGGTCAGTTGGGCGCTTCGCCGCGGCCGGTCTGCTTTATTCGATGACTGCGGACTCGGCAAAAGCCCGATGCAACTTGAATGGGCGAACAAGCAGCCACATGAATGTTTGATCGTCTCGCATTTGGCCGTCGCTCATCAATTTGTCCGCGAGGCTCAGAAGTTCGGAGTTGATGTGGCGTACGCAAAAGATCAATCGCAGGTCAGCAAGCGTATCACTGTGACCAACTACGAGCGCCTTGAAAACTTTCACGTTGAACAGTTTGGCGCCGTGTCGCTGGACGAATCGAGCATCCTCAAGAACTCATCAGGCGCCTACTCGACATGGATGATCGAGGCGTTCAAAAATACGCCGTTCCGTCTTTGCTGCTCGGCTACACCAGCACCAAACGACGTTATGGAGCTTGGCACTCAGGCGGAATTCCTTGGCGTCATGAGCCGATCTGAAATGCTGGCCATGTACTTCACGCACGACGGTGGAGACACGTCGAAATGGCGAGTCAAAGGTCACGCTCAGAAAGCATTCTGGGAATGGATGGCATCCTGGGCGATCATGATTCGCAAACCATCGGACCTTGGATATTCTGACGATGGCTTTATTCTTCCGCCGCTGCGCATGCATGAGCATCAGATTCGCGTCAATCAACCGACAAACGGATTTCTCTTTGCACTTGAGGCGCAGACGCTGCAGGAACGCCAGTCAGCTCGACGTGATTCCGTTGGAGACCGCGTTCGCGCCTGTGCTGACATCGTTAATGCGAGCCGATACCCGTTCCTTGTTTGGTGCAACCTGAACGACGAGAGCGCGCAACTGGCCGCCGCCATACCCGACGCGATCGAAGTCACCGGCAGCGACTCGGACGACCAGAAAGAGGCGGCGATCGTCGGATTCCTCGAAGGCCGCTACCGCGTAATGGTGAGCAAGCCGAAGATCGCCGGGCTTGGCCTGAACCTGCAGCACTGCGCGGATATGGCCTTTGTCGGCCTGTCCGACTCGTACGAGCAGCTTTACCAGTCGATTCGCCGCTGCTGGCGCTTCGGCCAAACTAAGCCGGTGAACGTGCATGTGATTACGGCCGAAACCGAGGGCGCGGTCGTTTCCAATATCAAGCGCAAAGAGCGCGAGGCCGAGGAAACCTACAACAGCATGATCGAGCACATGAAGGATCTGAACGCGGCTGCTCTGCACGGCGGATCGGTGCGCAACAAGACTTCCTATCTTCCGACTGTTCCGATGTTCATTCCTGACTTCATGAGGGCCGCAGCATGAGTATCGTTCTTGACCAGGCAGCCGGTGATAACTGGTGTTTATGGAATGCGGATTGCGTTGAGGTAGTGAATTCGCTGCCTGAGAACTCGATTCACCTTTCGATCTTTTCGCCGCCTTACGCCTCGCTCTATACCTACAGCAACAGCGACCGGGACATGGGCAACTCAGCCAGCGACCAGCAGTTCTATGAACACTTTGACTTTCTGATCGCCGGATTGCATCGGGCAACCATGCCGGGCCGAATCGTGTGTGTCGATGTGATGAATATCCCGGCCATGAAGGAACGTGACGGGTTCATTGGCCTCAAGGACTTTCGTGGCGACATCATCCGGGCATTTCAGCGCGCCGGATTCATCTTTCACAGCGAGCATTGCGCTTGGAAAGACCCGCTGATCGAGGCGACCCGTACCAAGGCGCTCGGTCTGATGCACAAACAGCTGTGCAAGGACTCCACACGCTCACGTGCCGGAATTCCGCAGTATCTCCTAGCCTTCCGTAAGGACGGAGAGAATCCAGAGCCCGTGGCGCATCAGAACGGCCTCGAATACTTCGTCGGTGAGAACGGGCCGGCCAACGGAACGCTTTCTCATGAACGGTGGCGCCGGTATGCATCACCAGTCTGGATGGACATCAATTTCAGCAACACACTGAACGCCAAAGCAGCCAGAGAGGCGGAGGACGAGCGCCACGTCTGCCCGATGGCATTAGACCTGATCGAGCGCGCCATCCATCTATGGAGCAATCCAGGCGATGTGATCTTTGATCCGTACTCTGGTATTGGATCTACCGGTTACATGGCAATAAAAACCGGCCGTAAGTTCGTTGGATCTGAACTGAAAACGGCCTATTTCAAACAGGCGTGCAAAAACATCGGACAGGCCCGCGAGTCGCACGGATCGCTGTTTGATTCAATCGAGGACGCTGCGTAATGTCAAACCCTTGGTTCCGTCTCTACTCTGAATTCGCCAACGATCCAAAAATTCAGATGATGAGCGAAGCTGACCAGCGCCGTTTCATGATGATCCTTTGCATCCGATGCAGTAACGGCGATGTAACGTTACAAGATGAAGAAGTAGCGTTTCAGTTACGTGTCAGTAACGAAGAGTGGTTACGCACGAAGGCGCTTTTCATCTCAAAAAACCTGATTGACGACGACAACAAACCGGTCGCATGGGATAAGAGACAATTTGCCTCAGACTCAAGCGCACCAAGGGTTGCAAAGCATCGTGCAAAGGTTAAAGAAGTAAGTAACGTTACAGTAACGCCACCAGAACAGATACAGAACAGAACAGATACAGAATCAGAAACAACAAAACCGCAACGCGCTCCGCGCTTCGATGCGCAAGCGCATCTTCTCGAACTTGGAATTCCACCTGATCTGTCTGCGGACTGGATCAAGCTCCGCAAAACCAAAAAAGCCGAAGTCACCAAAACCGCGATTGAAGGCATTGCAAGCGAAGCGCTGAAGGCCGGCCTTTCGCTTGATGCCGCTCTGCGCGAATGCTGCGCGCGTGGCTGGGCTGGATTCAAAGCCGATTGGATGCTTCGTGACGCTGCCAACGCTCGTGCATCGCCGCGCCTAAGCCCATCAGACGCCAGCAAGCTATCAGCAGCCCGAACGATCTTCGGAACCGAAATCGAAGGAAATGAAAATGTCGCAACAGGACGAATCATCGACATCACGCCAGCCGTTACCCGAGCGGTGGATAGCCAGAATCTTCCAAGAATTGCAGGGTAACTACGGCTCTCGCTTCCTGAATCAGTGGAAGACCGGGCAGCAGTCGCCTGACGGTGAAGACATCGGGATCAAGAACGCGATGGCGACCTGGGCGAAAAAGCTCGGCGGGTTTTCCGATATGTCGGACGCAATAAAGGCCGTTCTGGATTACCTACCGTCTGATCCTCCGTCGTTGCCTGAATTCGTGAATCTGTGCCGTGAAGCCGGCCGCCGTCTGTCGGAAAACGTCAAGCGAATCGAGTACGTTCCGACGGAGGAAGAAAAGCAGCGTGCAGCGTACGCCGCGAAGGCCGCATCAAAGGCGATAACCAAGGAAAAGCGCGATCACAAGGCCTGGGCGAAGAAGCTCAAGGCGCGCCACGATGCTGGCGAGGTTCTTTCGCTGATGCAGATCGATGCGTACCAGGAAGCGCTTGAAGAGAGTAACGAACCGGCTGAGGCGCTTGCAGCATGACCGAGACCCTACGCGAGAAATTTCACAAACGTGAGGTTCAGCACGTGGCTAACCTAAGCGAAATGGCGCGAGAGTTTTACCCATCTGAGTACGAACGCTCACCACTTCACTCGAAACAGGACGTAGCCAGGATGCGTGCCGAGGTATCGGAAGAGGTTGAACGGCTGAAGGTGTGCGCGTGACCGTCCTCTACCGAGAATTCCCGCTGCGCTCCCCGTCCGTGTGGTTGGCTCTGGTGGCCTTCGTCAAGGCGAATGCGGCGGCGTGCGTTGATCGTGGCCGGCCATTGCGGGTGATCGTCACCGAGGACGAGAAGAAGCGCAACACTGAGCAGAATCGCAGGCTATGGGGCTACCTCTACAAAACCATCGCCGAACAAGCCTGGGTAGATGGCAAGCAGTTCTCAAAGGAAGTCTGGCACGAACACTTCGCGCGGATGTTCGGCGTCTGCGAAGAAATGATCTTGCCGGACGGTGAAATCATCA